GCATAACAAAACCCCTTATCTGATTTCACCATGGACACATTTATGAGAACCATCTACCCGGAGCTTGCGGCTCCCGGTCTAGAACCTACCAACTACAATGGCAACTTCCTCGTTTCAACACGAATGATTGCTAATCTAACTTACAACAACTACCCATACTCGCGTCACTTTACAGTTGACCAAGGTATGACCTGGCTTGGCCTAACAAAGGCGCACATGTCAGGGGCAGTGTCGAATCTGGACGGTCTATCTAAGGACCTGCTCACACCGGAAGGGACCATCAACATGCAGACGATGGCGGCACAAATTAAAACACAATGTGGGCTACAAACGGCAGTGTATTCGTCACATATGGCTAATGCGGAGCGCTGGGCGTATATGGACAATCATGTAGCGTTACTCGTCAACATGCTACGCTGGATCTGGTTGCGTCAATTAGCCGAAGTTAACGAGGGGCGTGGGCTGTCCGGCGAGTGGATTGACTACGACGACGGGCACGTGCACGTGTCCCGTGCGGCGTTGGCAGCCCGTATAGACGCAAACGATCAAGTGGTCAATATTGAGTGGCCTGGGGGCGTTGATCCTGAGGCGTATCCTATGATTGCACATCAAGAAGCGTTCGTTCCGGATACGGATGAGGACGCCATTGACCTGAGAGGAACCACGGACCAAGAGGCCACGTTCATTCTAGCGATGTTGGGGCCGTGGCGCCGTACAACACGTTACATGTTGGACTTTGCCACACCCGCCCTCACCAAATCTGTCCGCTACAGGCGCAGTGGCAAAGTACTCTCTGCTGAACAGTGGCTGGCGGCGGATGATGAGACAGCGACCAGGGTGCCGAGGACTCCCGATCTCAAACAGGCGTGGGGCGCATTGACACGATACATTACAGTCAATCGGCTGTACGACCACTGGGCTGTCGCAGTGCAGCTGGTGTGTCAGTCGGCGTGTCAGATGATGCCCGACACGGTTGAGGGGCAGGCGTGGCTGGCGCTGGAGCGTGATGTAGTCATACCCCGGTTTGCTTCGCTGCGCGGGCGCTACCCGATATTCAATGAAGGGGAGGCGGCCCTACTGAACCACCGCGCGCTGCGCGAATGGTCGTATCTTGGCTCACGGCTCGAGAGGTTGCTGCTCTACTCAGCGTGTCTTGCACAAGCTTATCAGACGGGCGCTGCGGTACGAGGGGTGCGTCGCTACAACGAAGAGCATCCGGTTGACATTGAGGCGACGGCCGGGTGGACAGTGTCGGTTGACACTCACTATGCGTGCTATGTATCAGAAGCAACACGGTCGCCGGCGCCGCTCAACATAATGAGTGATGCGTATGTAGTAATCGATACACTCAACAACGGGCGTTTTTGCAGTCCTGTAGCAGTCCATGTTGATGTACCGGCCAGCAGCGGGTATGACATCAAGACTGTTGATGGTGTACATCAGGTGCTCGTCCATGCTGCACCACAACCTGGAGTGCCCAACTTACTATTGCCGCTTCAGCCGTATCACGCACCCACACCGTACGGACTGTCGGTTACGATTGACATACCCATGTCGAAGAAGGGGCGGACAGGGTGTGCACTATCACCCTATGAGGCATGGAACCTAGCATGGGTGGCACGTGTATGTGGTTATGACGTATCTGTCCGGCGCGACACACATACAGTGGGGCCGAGACGTTTCTTCGCGGCGAACGAGACGTCATGGACACACTGTCTTCAGCTAGAGGAGTATGAAGAAGGCGAGACGATTCGCATCGTTGGCGTTGAACCGCGTGAACATGTGTTCATACCATTCCCACCAGTGCACACAAAGCGGTTTGACGGGATAGTCAAATTCGAAATGCAACCACTCGATACCGTTGTGCGTGCTGGTGTCGGGCAGCGCGGGCACAGGATAGCTGAGTACGGTACTCTGACAGGCATGATGACGTGCTCAGATATGCGTATCAATGTGCCTGAGGGCATCACGAAGCTGCGGGCGTCGGTGTTGCGCACACAGCAGGATTTTCAGTTTGTAGGCTCTGCTCAAGCTGGGGTGATCCCAGCGGCAAGCATGAGCCTAAGTGCGGAGGTTGCGGACGCACCGGCAGTAGCTGGTGGTCTCAACTGAACGCCATACCTGACGCCGATGATATAGGGTTGATAGACTCCAATCCTATTGAGGCATCAGAGTCTCGGGCCCCACGGTCGCCAGTTAGGATGTTATGGCGGCTAACACGTGATTCGATACCTATATGGATACGTCGCGTGGGGGCCCGCCTTGAAGTAACATCACGTCACCGGGCATCGCATGTGTTGCTAGATGTCCGACCCAAGAACCGGGGTGATTGTCCTGGGCGCGCGCTGCTTGGTTTCGGTGCCCGCGTGGTCAGAACCGTCGCGTATGAAGTCGATGGACTCATGTTACACTACGTGTCAGTAGACATGCCAGTGGTCGACATGCCGGCAGCTGCGAAGCAGCGTTTGTCAGCCCACTTCTCGCAGGTACGCAATGTTGTTTACAATGCCCCCCGCACGCAACCATGGCTCGTGAAGCACTTTGACCTTGATCCGAGCACCGTCCGGCTCGCTAGCGATGTCAAGCCGCCCCGGCATGGTGAGTTCACCGTGGCACTAGTCAGTGCCGAGCATCATACGCACATGCGACCAGAGGATATATGGAAGCTGAGCGAGGGGCGGCCGCTGCAACGGCTGATGGCAGGCATTATGCTCGCGCGGCTGCGGCGAGTACAAGGGATGACCGAGGGTGCAGCTGGCACCTTTCTAATGTATGCTACCCTGGCACACCCGGCGTGCAGTGCACTTGTAGTCATGAGCAGGCGCATATGGACACGCGACATCGGCACGCTGCTAGAGAATCTTAAGCAGGTCTCGGTGCCGCTTAAAGCCATGCAGTCGAGCGTGCTGCTCGATCTGAGTCAGCTATTTGAGCTGAATGTACTGGTTAATCGGGGTGTCGGTTCGATTGACTGGGATAAGGAGCGTGCCAACCGTGAGCATCCTGATGTGATCAAGGTCAGTAAGGACCAGGTATACGCATCTGCGCGCCGAATCTTTGCCCAGGGTGTACAACACGGGTACAGGTATCGTCGTATGGATGCCCAGGCCTATATCGCTGCGCGCTGGGAGTGGTCGCCTGCGGGTGCGGTGCATTCGCAGTATGAGGAAGACAACAAGTACAAAGTCGGCAATTACAGGCACAGGACCAAGTTTGTCACCCTAAACATGATGACCGCCGGTAAAGTACGGGCACTAATGGCCACCCGGCCGCAGATCCGTGCCTGGCCGTCTGTCAAGTACGAGTGGGGTAAGGAGCGAGCGATATACGGTGTTGACTTAAGGAACACAGTAATAACGAACTTTGCTATGTTTGAATGTGAGTCAGTATTACGCCACAAATTCCCAGTAGGAGAGGAAGCAGCGGCGGGCCGTGTTCACCAGCGCTTGACCGCAATGCTTGACTCAAGTGAATCGTTCTGCTATGATTTTGATGACTTTAACGCACAGCACTCCACCGAGAGCATGTATGCAGTCCTACTCGCATACCGTGACGCCTTCTGGGATAGCATGTCTGGTGACCAGCAACGCGCAATGGAGTGGGTCATGCGGTCAGTGTTAGACTGTGCGGTGATGAAAGAGGGAACGGAACAGTACAAGATGATGGGAACCCTGTTTTCAGGGTGGCGGCTGACTACCTTCATGAATTCCGTGCTCAATTATGCGTACATGGATGCTGCTGGCGTCTTCGGGGTCGCTGGCGTAGTGGACTCAGTACATAATGGAGATGATGTACTACTGGCCGTCAACACCGTACGTGCAGTCACAGGCACGATGTATCAGATGGCCACTATCAATGCTCGAGCACAGGTGTCGAAGTGTAATGCATTTTCGATAGGAGAGTTCCTGCGCATAGAGCACAAGATCACGACTGAAGGGGGGTTGGGCGCACAGTATCTGAGTAGGGCTTGTGCTACAGCTGTGCACAGCCGCATTGAGTCTCAGCAACCAGTAAGGGCGGAGAGTGCAACTGCAGGTGTGCAGTCACGATGCAAGGAACTCGCACAGCGTGCTCCTTGGGCACGTGATATCATTGAACTGGCGCGTGCTAATATGCTCCAGCACATCGCAGCAGTGTTCCGTGTCGATGTTAAACTCCTCCTACAAATGTCAGAAATACACCTAGTTGCGGGTGGTCTCAGTGAGGACAGATGGGCTGATGTGTCACGTGTAGTACACATCACCCAAGACCGCTCGCCGTCAGCATACCCTGACGACGGAGCCACGCCGAGCATGCTTATGCCCGGCATACTTGACTACACAAACCGGTTACACATGTTAACCAACGGTGTCATCTCGAGGGATGCCATCTTATCAGCAGTAATTGCTGGCACGAGGTCGGTACTTGCCGTCACGCGTAAAACGTCAATTAGAATTGACGCTACGCGCGACAAAAAGTACCAGTTTGCTCGTGCCTTGAAAGGTTACTTGCGCGGTAAGGTGAGCATCCCGGGAATAGCGAAAGCGCAATTCCTAGGGGTGTCACCGATCGCACTGGCAGGGCC